AGGTAAGTATTACATTGTTCACTTTAAAGAACTATTTGCTTTGGATGGTAAGGATACCAATCTAACAGAAAACGATATTGGTCGTAGAAACAGAATTGCTAATCTATTAAAAGATTGGGGTTTAGTTTCTATTCCTAAAGAAGATGTTGACAGTATGTCACCATTAAGTCAGATTAAGATTATTTCGTTTAAGGATAAAAAGAATTGGGAACTCAAGACAAAGTATAATATTGGTAAGAATCCAAAAGAAGTAAAATAGACATTAATACATTGAAGGTTATATTATGAGGTTTTATACAAACATTGTGCCGTGGGGTAATTCATTACTCTTGCGTGAGGTGGTAGATGGTAAACGAGTTGCGAGAAAGATTAAGTATTCGCCAACTTTGTATTGCCCTGTCATGCGTGAAACTAAATTTAAAACTTTAGATGGCAAGTACGTCACGCCAATAAAACATCAAACAATTAAAGAAGCAAAAGAGTGGGTTGAAAATTATAAAGATCAACCTCATCTTGTTCATGGTAATACACAGTTTCAGTATTCATTTCTAAATGAAGAATATGGAAATGAGTTTGACAAAGATAAAATTCTAATTACAACAATTGATATTGAGGTTGCTTGTGAAAATGGATTTCCTAACCCAGATGTTGCAGACGAAGAACTATTATCTATTACAGTAAAGAACCAACAAAACAAAGAGATCGTTGTATTTGGTTTAAGAGATTACAAAACTAATCGAAAAGATGTGACTTATTTTAAATGTGAATCTGAAAAAGATTTACTTTATGATTTTATTAACTTCTGGCGATCTAATTTTCCTGACATTATTACAGGCTGGAATACAGAATTTTTTGATATTCCTTATTTAGTTAATAGAATTAAAAACATTCTTGGCGAAGATGATGCTAAAAGATTATCACCATGGGGTGAAGTATATTCAAAAGAAGTTTATCAAATGGGTAGAACTCAAATGGTTTATGACATTCGAGGTATTGCGGCTCTAGATTACTTTGATCTTTACAGAAAGTTTACATATACTAACCAAGAAAGTTATAGACTAGATCATATTGCTAATGTTGAACTTGGTATACAAAAAGATGAGAACCCACATGAGACTTTTAGAGATTGGTATACTAAAGACTATCAATCATTTATAGATTACAATATTAAAGATGTAGAACTTGTTGATGCATTAGAAGACAAGATGAAACTAATTGAACTATGTTTAACAATGGCATATGAGGCAAAAGTAAATTATACAGATGTTTTAGGTTCGGTTAGATATTGGGATGTTCTAATTCATAATTACCTTATGGACAAAGGTATTGTTATTCCACAAAAGAAAACTACTAACAAAAGTAGCAAGTATGCTGGAGCATATGTTAAAGAACCACAAGTTGGTATGCACAAATGGGTATTATCTTTTGACTTGAACTCACTGTATCCACACTTAATAATGCAATATAATATTTCACCTGAAACAATGAAGTCAGAAAAAACTGTACCAGGTATGTCAGTTGATAAACTTCTTAATAAAGAAGTTGATACAAAGGTTCTTAACAATGTGACGATGACACCTAATGGTGCTTTGTTCAATACAAAGAAACAAGGTTTCTTACCAGAGATCATGGCAAAGATGTATGAAGATAGAGTTAAGTATAAACAATATATGTTAGAGGCAAAACAAAATTATGTAAATACAAAAGATGCTAAATATATTAAACAAATATCTAAGTTTAATAATATTCAAATGGCAAAAAAGATTTCACTAAACTCTGCTTATGGTGCGATTGGAAACAATTGGTTTAGATACTATTCAAACACAATGGCAGAAGCGATTACTACTTCAGGTCAATTATCTATTCGTTGGATTGAAAACAAGATTAATGAATACATGAATGATTTACTTAAAACTAAAGATAAGGATTATGTATTGGCATCTGATACAGATTCAGTTTACATTACATTTGATAAACTGATTACAATGCTTAATCCTAAAAATCCTATTGACTTTCTTAATAAGATTGCAAAAGAAAAGATTGAACCTTTTATTGATAAGTCATATCAAGAACTTGCAGATTATCTAAATGCATATGATCAAAAAATGCAAATGAAACGTGAAGTGATTGCAGATAAAGGTATATGGACAGCAAAGAAAAGATATATTCTTAATGCTTGGGATGTTGAAGGTGTACGATATAAAGAACCAGAACTCAAGATTATGGGAATAGAAGCAGTTAAGTCATCTACCCCTGCGGCTTGTAGAGAAAAAATTAAAGAAGCATTGAAGATATTAATGTCTGGTAGTGAAACAGACATGAATAAATTTATTCAAGATTTTAGAAAAGAGTTTATGACATTACCACCTGAACTAGTTGCATATCCTAGAAGTGTAAATGGTTTAAGAAAATGGACAGATCATTCTTCTCTATTTAAAAAAGGTGCGCCTATTCATGTTAAAGGTGGAATCTTATATAATCATTTGGTTAAGAAAGAAAACTTAAATGGTAGGTATCCTTTTATTCAAGAAGGTGATAAGATTAAATTCTTATACATGAAACTTCCTAACATATATCAATCATCATCAATTGCGTTTATTACAAAACTTCCAAAAGAACTAAACTTTAAAGTTGATTACGAATTACAATTTGAAAAGTCTTTTGTAGAACCATTGAACTATATTATTGAAAAGATGAATTGGAAAGTTGATAGATCATATGGTACACAGGGAACACTAGAGGACTTTTTTGTATGATAGATAATATACTTAGAAATATAGTTGGTAATGAAACTGGCGGTTATGATGTTGCAATTTTAATGAGTGGTGGAACAGATAGTTGTACTTTATTATTTACAGCATTGAGACTAGGAAAGAAAGTACATTGTTATACATTCAAACCATTTGGACAAGATACATATGACTCAACAAAAGCAAAAGAGATATGTGATATATTTAATGTTCCTATTACAATAATTGATCTACCAGAAGTAAATATAGTAAATGATTTTAAATTACTTGCATCAAAATATAATTGTAAAAAGAAAACTCAATATGAATGTACATGGCCATACATCTATACTTTTCCTATAATCAAAGAGAAGTTTATTTTATCAGGTTTAGCTGCAGACGGATACTACGGAGTAAGTAAAAAAGCAATGATACACTTCAGACATACTCTAGAAAAAATGCAAGAGTTTAGAAGAAGTTATTTTAAGGACAATCCAAATCCAGCAGGGTATCTACAATTAAAACAATTTTGTGATGAATACAATAAGGTATTATGTGTTCCATATCTAGATGATTCGGTGTATAGTTATTTCTATACTAAGACATGGGAAGATATAAACAAACCATATCAGAAACATCTAATACAAAGTAAGTTTGAAGAGTTTAAAAAGATTAAAATTAAAGGACACATCAACTATCAATTGTGTGCTAAAGTTGATAAATTATTTGAAAAACTTCTTGACAACAAGGAGATAAATCTATATAATCGTAAACGAGTAATGGATATTTGTAGAGATTGGTATAATATAAATCAATCAAAAGCAAACTTGGAAAGTTTTTTATAATGAAATATAAACCATATTTTTTGAAAGATGTATATGCTGGAGAGGCATTAAATAAATTTAGAGTTATATCTACATTCGCAGGTGGTGGTGGTTCTTCAACAGGATATAGACTTGCAGGTGGTAAGATACTTGCGATTAATGAATTTGTCGAAGAGGCAAGAAATACTTACAGAGATAATTATCCTAACACACCAATACTTGACGGTGACATAAAAGAACTTACAGGTAAAGACTTTTTAGATTTAACAAAATTAAAAGAAGGTGAATTAGAATTATTAGATGGTAGTCCACCTTGTTCAGCATTTAGTATGTGTGGTACTCTTGCAAGAGAGGGAACTGTACATAGTGATGGGTTTGGAAAAACTAAACAATATTCAGACGGCAAGACTGTGACAAACATCGAAGATTTATTCTTTGAGTTTTTAAGAGTTGCTGAAGTTATTAGACCTAAAACAATTATTGCAGAGAATGTTGAAGGGTTAACAGTTGGTGAAGCAAAACAATACTTTAATAAAATTCAAAATACATTTGAAGATATTGGGTATCAAGTAGTTGCAAAGGTACATGATTGTTCTTACTTTGGTGTTCCACAAAGAAGAAGAAGAGTTTTCTTTATGGCAGTTAGAGACGACATCATGGATAAGGTTGGTTTAAACTTTATGACATTATCATCTTTATTTCCTACACCAAATAAAACAAAAACAACTTTAGAAGGTGCGTTTGACGGATTAGAATATGACAAAGAAGAAGTTGAAATGCTTACTACTAAATGGAAAGAGACAGCATACTACAAACAAACATGTGTATTGATGCCTCGTAATCCAGCAAAGGTTATTACAGGAACAGACTATCATCCTAAAGGTTGGCATTTTAATTTAAAGATTGCTTCAGAGTTTCAACCTAGTCCTACTATTACGGCGATGGGTGCAACAGAAAAAACTGCTGGAGTTTGTCATTGGAATGATGATAGAAAGTTTACTTTGGGAGAACTAAAAAGAGTGACAGCATTACCAGATGATTTTAAACTAACAGGAAAGTGGGCACAAAAAAGTGAAAGATGTGGTCGTATGGTACCTAGTTTAATGATGGCTCATCTTGCAGACTCAATGTATAAAAAGGTATTAAAGAATTTATGACAAGATCACTAAGAAAAATGATTGTGAAAATTAGAATGTTGTGGGCAGATATTAGAGGACACCATGGCAAAGTTTGGGATTATGAACCAGGCGATTACTATATGGGAAATCATAAAGGACATAGAGAACATGAAAAGAATAAGAAGAAAAAATAAATGGTAGACTTTACTTTTGCACATAGAGAAGAAGGTTTTGATAATCACATAGATAAAAGTATTCGTGGGTATCAAGACTTACTAACTGATATTGTATCTTTATCAAGATACTTTGTTGAGCGTGATAGTAATGTATATGATATTGGTTGTTCAACAGGTAAACTAACAGAAGCATTAATTAAAAAGAATGAGGATATTGAAGATGTACATTACCATGGTATAGAAGTTGCTGACGGATTTGTTGGTGATATGAAACATAGAGGTAATCTTTTAAAACAAGAATATCCTAAACAAAAAATTCAATTCCTACATGAAGATGTAAGAGACTCTACAATGTCTAATGCATCATTAATTACTTCAGTGTTTACTTTACAGTTTATGTCAATGAAAGATAGAGCACCAATGATTAAAAAAGTTTATGATGGTTTGAATGAAGGTGGTGCATTTATCTTTGCAGAAAAAACTATTTGTGAAAGTGCGAAGTTTCAAGAAATGATTACTTTTAATTTCTATGATTACAAAAGAAAGTATTTTTCTACTGAAGATATTATGAACAAAGAACAAGTTTTAAGAAATATTATGAAACCGAATACTTGGAAACAAATAGAAGAATATATGTATGATGCAGGTTTCAAGGATGTACAACCATTCTGGCGTAATCATATGTTTGTAGGAGCGATAGCAGTAAAATGAGTAATTTTAATAAAGTAAAAGATTTCATGATTGCATATGATCAAGAGGTATTAGATGAACCATCTTTACCTACTTTTGATGTTGCAAAATTGAGAACAGAGTTAATTAGAGAAGAATATACTGAACTAATTGACGCAATAAATAAAATGGACATCGTTGAAATAGGAGACGCATTAACAGATTTACTATATGTCACATATGGTGCTGGACATGCGATAGGTATTAACCTTGACAAATGTTTTGAAGAAGTGCATAATTCAAACATGTCTAAAATGGGTTCGGATGGAAAAGCAGTAAAGGGGCCAACTGGCAAAGTTATGAAAGGCCCAAATTATAAACCACCTGATTTAAAAAAGGTGATATTAGGAGATAGTAATGGCGAGTGATTTTTTAAAAGATATAATCAAACAAACTGGCAATGAATATGCTGGGATTGTATCAGATGGTGTCGAGTCTGGTGATGTAGAGAATTTTATCGATACAGGAAGTTATATGATGAATGCAATCTTATCAGGTAGTATTCATGGTGGATTGGCAGGTAATAAGATTACTGCGTTGGCAGGTGAGTCTGCAACAGGTAAAACATTTTTCCTAATGGGAATGTGTAAACATTTCTTAGATCAAAACCCAGATGGTGGTGTTATATTTTTTGAATCAGAAAGTGCAATTACTAAATCTATGGTAGAGACTAGAGGAATTGATTCAAAGAGAATGGTTATAATGCCAGTTGCAACTGTACAAGAATTTAGAACTCAAGCATTAAAAGTTTTAGAAACATATCAACAAACACCAGAGGCAGATAGAAAACCTATGTTTATGTGTTTGGATTCTCTTGGAATGTTATCAACTACAAAAGAAGTAGAAGATACTGCTGAGGGAAAAGAAACTAGAGATATGACAAGGGCGCAAGTATTAAAGGCTGCGTTTAGAGTATTAACTTTAAAACTTGGTAAAGCAAAAGTCCCTATGGTAGTGACTAATCATACTTATGATGTTGTTGGTTCATATATTCCAATGAAAGAAATGGGTGGTGGAAGTGGATTGAAATATGCAGCTTCTTCTATTGTATATCTTTCTAAGAAAAAAGAAAAAGACGGAACAGAGGTCGTAGGAAATATTGTTAAGATTAAAAATCAAAAGTCTAGATTAACAAAAGAAAACTCTATATGTGAAGTTAGACTTACATATGATAAAGGTCTTGATAGATACTATGGTCTATTATCACTTGCAGAGAAATATAATATCTTCAAGAAAGTATCTACAAAATACGAACTACCAGATGGTAAAAAAATGTTTGGTAAAACAATTAATGACAACCCAGAAACATATTTTACAGATGAGGTTTTAGAAAAACTAGACATCGCTGCAAAAAAAGAATTTATGTATGGGAATGAAGAGGAAAGTCAATAATGGAAAAAGATAATTTAATTCGTGTATTTCCAAATGCATTCTCAGCTGAGTTTTGTGATGCGTTGGTTAAAAAGTTTGAAGATGAAAAGACTTCTAATAAAGAACGATACTCAAACACAGGTGTTAACTTTACTCAATTAAATTTTAGAGAAGCAGGTTGGGAAAAAGAACAAAGTGAAATGGTTCATACATTTGTAGAACATGCTAAGAAGTATGCAAAGGCTGTTGGTATCACAAATGAATGGCCTATGAAATATGCGTTGGAAGATATTAGAATGAAAAAATATAATCCAAACGATCATGATGAATTTCAAGCACATGTTGATGTAGGTGACAATAGAAACTGTACAAGGTTTTTGGTATTTTTCGTTTATCTAAGTGATAATGAAAAAGGTGGTACTACATTTCCAAAATTAAACTTTAAAGCAAAATGCAAAAAAGGTGATATGTTAATGTTTCCGCCTATGTGGACACATGTACATGCTGGAGAAAAACCAATTGATAACCCAAAATATATGGTAGGAAGTTATTTACATTATGTCGGAGCGGAAGTATAGTTATATAGAAACTGCAAAACACCCAGAACAAACTTGTATAGGAATTAACGAAGGCAAGTTTGCAGGTGTAGTTTACAAATACGGTAAAGTCACACCCATTGAAACAAATGGGAAGTTGACAATGCAATTCGAATATGATATTGTAGAAAATAATGCTATCCCTAGAGAACAATTTGGGGATGAGTTTTTTAAATTAATTGGCGATATACTAATGGAAATCATTGATGAAAAATATAGAAAAGACGATACTAGCAAATCTAATTAGCAACGAACAATACGCAAGAAAAGTATTACCGTTTATTAGACCAGAATACTTTCAAGACAATAATGAAAAGATTGTCTTTGATGAGATTAGTAAGTTTGCAATTAAATATTCTAAACTTCCTACATCTATATCATTGCAAGTAGAACTTGATAATAGAAAAGATTTAAACGAACAAACATATAAAGATATTACATCTTTAGTTGAAACTCTACAAGCAGAACCTGTAGATGATCAATGGTTGTTAGATACTACTGAAACATTTTGTAAAGACAAAGCAGTTTACAATGCAGTTGTAGATGGTATCTCTATTATTGAAGGTAGAGATAAGAAAAGAAAACCAGATGCTCTTCCTAGTTTATTAACAGACGCATTAGCAGTATCATTTGACAATAGAGTTGGTCATGATTACTTTAAAGATGCAGAGGCTAGATTTGAATACTATCATAAAAAAGAAAAACGTATTCCATTTGACTTAGAATTTTTTAATAAGATTACAAAAGGTGGTCTTCCTCAAAAGACTTTAAATATTGCTCTTGCAGG